TAGGGCGAGACTCGATCACCTACCTGATTGCTAAATTAAGCGTCAGGCTCGGGATCTCGCCAACACAATTATTAGAGCTAGATGAAGTAATGCTAAAGAACCTAATCAAGGTTCTACAGGATGAAGCGAAGGAGGCTAGAGATGCCAGCAACCGTCAAAGGCGGCGTTGAACTTCGCAAGGCACTTCGTAACTTCGCTCCTGAATTAGGCAAAGAAACACAAAAGGAAATTGCTAGCGTTCTTAAGCCTGTTGTAAAAGAAGCTAGAGGATTCGTCACTACATCGCCCTTAAGCAACTGGGCTAGAGAAGGTGGCAAGTTTCCTGTGTTTAACGCTTCAATCGTCAAGCGTGGCATTGGTTACAAGACAACACCATCGAAGCCTAATCGGAGAGGCTTTACAGCATTAGCACAGATTCGTAACCGTTCAGCAGCTGGTGCTATCTATGAAACAGCAGGTCGCCGCGCTCCAGGAACAAAGCCATCGGCTCGTCCTAACTTTGCTCAGGCAATGGGCCCACTTACAGGATCAGGCAAAGAGCGTGGTCGCTTGATTTATAAGGCTTGGGAAAACGACAAGGGCAACGCTACAAAGGCTATTCTTAAAGCTATTGACAATGCTGGCAAGACTTTCAACCGAATGGTAGGCACTCGCTGATGGCTAATGTAGTAATTGATATTGCAGCCGAATACACTGGCAATAAAGCATTTAAGCAGGCAGAAACTGCTACACAGAAGTTAGAGAAAAGCGTTGCAAAATTAGGTAAGCAACTTGCTGGAGTCTTTGCTGCTTCTAAGTTATACGCATTTGGTAAGCAGTCAGTCAAAGCATTTGCAGCTGATGAGAAGGCTGCACGATCATTAGCGTTAGCCTTAGCCAATACAGGCAACGCTTTTGCTTCCATTGAGGTTGATAAGTTTATTGGTGATTTGCAACGCGCTACTGGCGTTCTTGATGACAACCTTCGCCCAGCGTTTAGAACCCTTCTTACAGCCACAGGCGATGTTAAGAAATCACAAGATGGTTTAGCTTTAGCCTTTGATATTGCGGCAGGTACAGGCAAAGACTTAGGTGCCGTATCTATGGCACTTGCAAAGGCTTATGGTGGCCAGACCACAGCTCTTAGCCGTCTAGGTGCAGGATTATCTAAGGCCACTTTAGCCTCTGGTGATTTAGATTTGATTACTGGTGAATTGACAAGCAAGTTTAAAGGTCAAGCCTTAGCTGCTGCTGAAGGTTATGCAGGTTCTATGGATCGCCTAACAGTTGCATCCAATAACGCTAAAGAGATTATCGGAAAAGACCTTCTTGACTCGCTTGCATTACTTTCTGGCCCAGAGGGAATATCTAAGGCCACAACACAAATGGAAGACCTTGCAACACAAATTGGAAATGTTGTTTATGGATTAGCATCATTGACCAATAAAGTTAAGAGTTTTTTCAAAATTGATGGTTTTAATCTAATTAACTTAATTCCTGTTATTGGCGGCTATTTTGGTCAAGGCGGCGTTGCTAGCAAAATTGGCGCGTATGGTGCATCTCAGAAAGCAGCTAGAGCAGGCACTCCTGCTCAATCACCTGGTCAACGCAAAGCAATTGACAAAGCCAACGCTGATGCAGTTAAACTTCAAAAGACAAAGAACACTCTTAGTACAATCGATAATGCCAATACTGCTAGGAAACTTACCCTCACGGGTGATCAGTTGGCCCTTCTTGAACTAGAAAAGAAGTTCGATGTAGAGCGCATTGGATTATTTACAGCTCTCAATCAAGCAACTGATGGTGAAACAAAGATGCGCCTTTTATCTCTCATTGCTATCAAGGATCAGAACGCTGCTCTTGCTGGTCAAATATCAAAGACAAAAGAAGCTGAAGATGCCATGAAAGCATTTATTGAAGCTATTAGAGCATCAATCCGAGCATTATTAGATAAAGTGAATGCTGAACTTTTAGCATTACAAAATCAATTTAACACCAGAGGTGGCGGTGGCGGTGGCGGGCCGCTCATGCCAGAGTTCAATCAAGGCAATGTTGGTTATATTTCACCAGGCGCAGATTTAGGTATTGCCCTTCAAGAGTTAGATCGGGCAGCAGGCTATGGAAGCGGTTCTCCAACTTATGTAACAATCAACGCCACAGGCATCGGCGACCAACAGATTGCAGCAGTCGTTCAAGGAGCAATCCAAGACCTTAACAGATATGGGAATTCAACCACTTTCGCTGGAGCAATCTAGTGGCAGTTCCAACAATCAATGCTGTCATAAACTTTTCTACTGGACCATCTTTTGCTCAGGCTTTTATTATTGGTTCAGGTATATTTGGTACTGATGTTTTAGCAGATAGCACAGGAATTATTGTTGATGTTTCCAATCAAGTCGATTCAATTCAGACCAGTAGAGGGCGCAATGCTCAAGCAGACCAATTTCAAACAGGTCAATTAACCCTTCGCATTGTAGATCAGAATGGTGATTTTAACCCACAGAATACTGCAAGCCCTTATCATGGATTTCTTAGTCCAATGCGTAAAGTTGCAATAACTGCAACTTATTCTGGAATAACTTATCCAATTTTCTCAGGCTTCATTACTGGATATTCAACAACTACACCTAAGTTCACAGGCGATATTGTCTACACAACTATTACAGCTGTTGATGCTTTTAGACTTGCACAGAACGCTCAAGTTTCAACCGTTACGGGAGCTACTGCTGGGCAATTATCAGGTGATCGAATTAACAAGATATTAGATCAAATCGGGTGGCCGCCTTCAATGCGCGACATCGATGCAGGACTGACTACCTTACAGGTCGATCCAGGAACCCCTAGAACAGCCCTAGAAGCCATGCAGACGGTAGAACTATCAGAGTACGGCTCATTGTATGTCGATGCTTCAGGCTCATTTGTATTCCAAGATAGAGCCTTTACAACCAGTAGCGTAAATGGCACTCCAGTTGTCTTTAATGATGATGGAACTGGCATCTCATATTTTAATGCTTTATGGCTTCTTAACGATGTTCTTGTCTATAACTCAGCACAGATTACTCGCACAGGCGGAACAACCCAGACTGCCATCAACCAAGCTTCAATCGATAAGTACTTCATCCATTCTTACAATCAGCAGAACCTACTCATGGAAACTGATGCAGTAGCTCTTGATTATGGTCGTGCTTATGTAGCATCTAGAGCTGAAACCACAACTCGATGCGATGCCATCACCCTTGACCTTTACACAGCCAATTACGATGCAGGAGTTACAGCAGCTCTTGATTTAGAATTCTTTGATCCAGTAACTATCACCACAACTCAGCCTGGTTCATCGACCCTGACCAAGACATTGCAAGTCTTTGGGGTTGCTCACAGCATCACCCCTAATTCTTGGAAAACCCAATTCACCACCCTAGAACCAATAATTGATGGATTCATAATTGGATCTGCATTATACGGTATTCTAGGCACTAGCGTTCTATCTTACTAAGGAGTAAAAATGGCAAGCGGATTCCCAGCGGCAACAGGTGATGTCCTCACTAGCACCATGTTCAATGGGCTAGTCGCATTCACCCTCAATGCTCAAACAGGCACAACCTACACATCTGTTCTTAATGACTCATACCAAGTGTTAGTAACGATGAGCAATGCATCAGCAAATACTTTCAAGATTCCAACAAATGCAACAGTTGCACATCCAGTTGGAACTGTTATTACTGTTCTCAATATCGGTGCTGGCACTTGCACAATTTCAGCAGTTACATCAGGTACAACAACAGTTCTTTCTGTTGGAGCAGTAGCAGCAGCACCTACACTAGGCACATATAAATCAGCAGCCTGCATTAAAACTGCAACTGACACTTGGTATGTAGTGGGAAATATCGGATAATGATTGCAAATATAATTTCTGCCATTTATCCAATTCCCACAAAAAGCCTAGTTGTTGATTATTTAGTTGTAGCGGGTGGTGCTGGTGGTGGTTATCCTGCTGGCGGCGGTGGTGGTGCTGGTGGATATAAAACTTCTACAACCTTTAGCGTTACAACTTCCTTCACAGTAACAGTTGGAGCAGGTGGAGCTGGTGGTATTGGTTCATCTTCCACACTTCCAGGTGCAGGAAATAACTCTGTATTTTCAAGCATTACATCTACTGGTGGTGGACGAGGTGGATCATCAGGAGTAGCTCCAACATCAGGTGGTTCAGGCGGTGGAGCAGGAGCTGATGGCAGTTCTATAAATGGTGCAGCAGCATCTCCATCAGGTGAAGGTAACGCAGGTGGAAATAACTCAGCAGCATCGCCTTACCCATCAGGCGGTGGTGGCGGAGCATCTGCTGTTGGTGCTAATGGAACAGGTTCCCAGTCAGGCGCAGGTGGCGCAGGTTCAGCAAGTTCAATTACTGGTTCTTCAGTTACTTATGCAGGTGGCGGTGGCGGAGCATCCACAACACAGGGCGCATTATCAGGCGCAGGTGGCGCAGGTGGAGGCGGTGCAGGTTCAGTAGGCGCAGCCGATGGAACAGCAGGAACAGTTAATCGCGGTGGTGGCGGTGGTGGAGCATCCAATACACCAACACCTACATCCCGTAATGGTGGTGCAGGTGGTTCAGGAATAGTAATTATTCGCTATCCAGATACATTGCCAGATTTAACAACTATTGGTGGTGGATTGACTTGGGCTAAAACAACTCCAACAGGTTATAAAGTTTATTCATTTACCGCTGGAACTGGAACGGTGACTATCTAATGGCACATTACGCATTTTTAGATGAAAACAATATAGTCACAGAAGTAATTACTGGCGTTGATGAAACTGAACTCATTGAAGGTTTAGATACAGAAACTTGGTATGGTAATTACAGAAATCAAGTCTGCAAGCGCACTTCATATAACGGCAAAATTCGTAAGAATTATGCAGCAATTGGTTATACCTACGATGCAGTACGAGATGCTTTTATTCCACCAAAGCCTGATAACTCAATAGGTTTCGATGAAGAAACTTGTCTATGGATGGTGCCAAATGAAGCCGCTACTCTGTAAAGCAGGGCAACAACTTCGTGAGCAGATTGATGATTCATTCGTTGAGCGTTCGCGCAAGAGTGATGGTTGGATAGGCGATCGTGCCCACTCCAATCGTAAGAGTGACCACAATCCCGATCCGTCTA